GGTGGAGAAATAGAAGTTGATAATGATACATTAGCTGCATTAATAGCAGCAGGTGCTGACATAGAAATATTATAATTATGGCAAAAGTTAAAATAAACAAATTACCTAAAGGCTTCCATATAGTTGATGGCAAAGTAAAGAAAAAAGCTTTAAAGAGAGATGGTGGAATGGTAACTGGTGATCAAGCAGATTACGGTTTAATTACAACACCACAAGAATACTATGGTCAAACAAACTTTAATAATGATCTAGATGATTCAGTTAGATATAGCCTATCTAGTGTGCCTAGAGATGAAGCAAACATTGAAGCAGAGGGTGGTGAGACTGTACTAACAGACTTAAGTGGTGATGGTCAATTTGGTTTATATAGTATAACTGGACCAAGACATTCAAGTGGAGGTGTGCCAATGTATTTGCCAGAGCAATCTTTTATTTATTCTGATACTGCAGGGTTAAAGATGGATAGAAATGAACTTGCTGAGTTTGGTATAGAAAGTAGAAAAAAAATAACACCAGCACAAGTATCTAAAAGATATCAACTCAATCCTTTTTATGGAGTTATTAATGATCAGTATGCTGATAATATATCTACAGCAAGTGCTGAATTAATGCTTAAGAAAAATATGAGTAACTTATCAAAGCTAGCCTTTGGTCAAGAAGTCAAAAAGAATTTTGAAGATGGTGTACCTTTAGCATCATACCCATACTTAGTAGAAAAAGGCATTGACCCAATAGAGTTTGCTGCTACAGTAGAACAATCAACTAAACAAAAACAAGAGTTAGAATTATTAGCATCATTGCCACCAGAGCAACAGCAGCAAATGTTACAGATGCAAGCTATAATGGAGAATATAGACGGGCAACCACAGCAACAAGATTCTGTAGATCCACAAATGGTAGATCCTAATAATCAAATTCAACCAACAGCACAAGAAATGGATCAAGCTCCAGCTGCTGAGTTTCAAAAAGGTGGAGAAAAAGCTTCTGAATATGCTAAACGCAGAGGACAAGACTGGCCAGAAGGCGTTAAAGATCCTACCTTTGATGGTAAGGTCTGGGTATTTGATGATGGTACTCCTCCTTTAAGTAAGTCAGCTGCTATGCAATTGGCAATGAGTGTTAAAGGCACAGGTAATATTCCAGAACAATATAGAACTGAGAATGTAGAAATACAAGAAGAAGTAACTGAACAACCAACAGAGGTTAATCAAGAAGTAACAACAGAAGCATCAACAGATGTAGAAGATGGTTCTATAGATGAGTCAGGTACTAGTCTTAACACTTCAACTGCAAAACCTATTGATAAAAACCCATTACCAAAGACACACCCTCAATGGCAAGAGTTTGAGGATGCTGTAAATAATGGTTATAGAATTGTTGCTACTAGAGATGAAACACAGGGTGTTACAAACTATGAGGCTATAGAAGTTTTACCTCCTAACAAGTTTGAAAATTTTGTTCAGAATGAGCAGAAACAACTAGAAACAAAAGGAACAGGTAGTATAAGTGTTATTAGTAAAGAAGATGCTTCTTTAAATGCCGTGTATGAAGGAGCAGATGATAATAATGTTAGGATAAGAAAAGGTATGTATTCTGACCAGGACAGACCTAAAATGCAAGGTTGGATGGGTGAAGATTCTAATTCATTTGGTGGTGACTTTACAACTCCTGAAGCTGAAGCTGATTTTAATCTACGTTACGGTGATGACCTAAAAATCATGATGCCTAACTTTAATTACCAAATGAAGTCAGGTGTATGGAAGAATGGTAAACCTGTAAATGAACAAGCTAGAAAATATAAAGCTCATTGGATTGAAGCACAGACTTTAATGCAAGAAATAGAAAACAAAAATCATTATGAGATATTTGGAAAAGATGCAAAAAGTAAACCTAGAATATTATTTCCATGTAAAGGAAGACCAGGAACATGTGTAGATGGTAAATTAGGTTTTGATACTTTTAATAAAGGTAGAACATATGTACGTGTAGAAAAGCCAAATATATTAAATGCTAGTGTTGAAGATGAAAGAACACCAACAAGTAGCGGAGACATAATAACAGAAAAACAACCAATGCCTGATTGGTGGTGGCAAGACCTTAATAATATAGCAACACAAAATTCATTAGAGAATCCGTTGTTTATGCCTAATGTGACTAAACTACCACAAGAAAGAGTAAACTATGTTCTTGATGATTGGACTGCAAAAGTAAATGCAATAAATGCAAATACTGGTCAGTATATGAAAAACCTTAGAGGATATGGTAAAGGTAAAGTAGCAGGTACAAATGCATTTGGTAAAGGTGCTGAAGAAGCAGTAAAAGCAATTGCTAGTACTAATACTAATAATGTAGGTATTATGAATAATGCTGCGAGAACACAAGCTGATCTTAATTTAAGAACAGGAGTTTTCAACGCCAAACAACAAGATGAAGAATATAATGGTAGTATAAGAGCACTGCAAAGATTTGTTGATTTTGAGAATTGGGATAAAAAAGAATCTAATAAATTATATAATGAAGCTATAACAAACAGGGCTAATACATATAATTTAAATATGCTTAAAGACTATATGGAAATAGATCCTAGCATTGGTGGTATGCAAGTTAAAAAAGCAGACAAACCTTTTGAGGTAAATAAAGATGACCGAGAGGATTGGCAGATAAGACAAGATAGACTGATAGAGATTGATAAAAAAACATCTGAACTTTATCCTAATGCTACAGTAGAAGAGAGGATGAAAATGAATCAATATTTCTTAGATGGCACACCTCTAACAGGTAAAAAAACAGAAAGAAGAAATCCTTCATCTGAAGAAGATACTGATTTCAATATTCCTTCAGTTACAGTACCAAACACAACAGTTGGTAAGAAAGGTGGTAGCATGAAACGTTTTGCAAACCCTTTCTATACAGGTAAGATGGGGATATAAACATTAAAGGTTTATTTATTTTGATAGGTAAACCTTATAAATTATAGTAAATTTGAATTATGGCTACATTTTTAAAAGGAGAAAAGAATTTTTACCCAGAGATTAAATCATTTACACCTGATTATAAGTTTCTCTCTGCAACATTGGATGCAAGAGAAAGTAAATATTTATCTGGTTGGGAGGCTGCTAATGATACATATAGCAGAATGTATTCTGATTTAAGTCAAGAAGAAAATAGACAGTTTCAAAAACAGTTTATAGAAGATCTAACTCCAAAATTACAGAAGATATCTGGATTAGATTTTTCCATACAGCAAAACGTAAATGCAGCTAAAGGGGTGTTTGCTCCTTTTTTTGAAGATGAACGTGTTGTAAAAGATATAGTATATACTTCTACTTATAAAGATCAATTAAGATATGCTAGTCAACTGGCTAATAGTGCAGACTTTGAAGTACGTCAAAAGTTTAATCCTATTGCTATGGAGGCAATGCAATTTAGAATGCAAGAGTTTCAAGAGGCAGATAGAGCTGCAACTTTAGGTATGGCTTTACCTAAGTTTGTTGAGGATGCTGATTTAGTAAGAACAGCTAAAGAATATTTAAAAGAAAAGGGTCTTACAATGACAGTTGAGTACCCAAGTTTTGGAGATAAGGATGGTAAAGGTGCAGGTAATTTTTTAATTACTGACAAGAATGGTAAACTTATAGAAGGTCTAGCAAGAAATATGATTATGACAGATTTACTGGATGATCCTAGAGTAAGGCAGTGGTATGATACAAGAACATATGTAGAGAGCATGAGGTTTGCTAATAATGCATTAGAAGCAGGAGGCGTTCAATCAAAACAAGAAGGTTTACAACTTTGGGCTAGTGAACAACTTAAAGTATTAGAAGAGATTAACTTTAACCAACAAGAAGATTTAAAAAAAGATATAGACAAAAGACGAAATGCTACGGTTACTTGGGAATCTGTAAGAGGTAGTTCAGGTTTATTACCTGCAGAAAAAACCATAGTTGAAAATAATAAATCAGCAGTAGAACAATTACAAGCAGACTTAGACAGAAAGTTACAAGGATCAGAGTTTTTATCAATGAAAGATGTTGATAATACCGCATCACTAAGTAAGGCATACGCAATGTTAGGCCAACAATATATGATGCAAGATACTATGGAAGCTGCACGTCAGTATGCATACTTAGACTCTAGTACTGACTTAGAAGTAAATGATTTAAGACAAGATGAATTAAATCACAAATATGAATTAAATGAAATTAAAACAAGAGCTTACTTTGAAAGTGAACAATCTAAGCAAGACTATGAAGAGGCATTTAAATTAAGTCAACAAGAGTATGAAGAAGATGTAGCTTTAAAACAATTACAAGGTGCAATTGACAAAGACAATAAGGATGATAGTAGCAATGATACAGAAAGAAATAGAAATAGATCAACAGTAACATATGGTAATACAACCTCTTCTATATTTCAACTTGATGATGATGGCCTAATAATAAAAGATAATTATATAAATGAAAATCAAAATGCAATAGCTAATAAGCAAAAGGAGATGATGTTACGCAAGAACGATCTTATTATAGATATGTTTGCTGCAAGATATCCTGGTGCTGAAACTTATACTATTAATACAGGAACAGTAGATGAACCTGTTATGGAGGAAATGAATTCTAATAGACTTAGAGAATTTTTAGCAGCTAAACAAAAAGTTTATAACCCAAAGACCCAGCAAGAAGAAGAAACAGACAAGTTAAAAAACTATGCTACTATAGATAGACTATTCACAGAAATGTCTGATTATTTCTCACCAGATAATGAACAGAATATATATCAAGAGCATCCTAACTGGTTAATAGGTGATGATGGAGTTAGAAATACAGATGATGATAATCAGACTGATTACAGAAAAATCCAAAATAAACTTTTTAAATCTGATCCTACAAACCCATCTCAACAAGGTTTCTTTGAGGATGAAAAGCTTTTTAATCAAATGGTTGTAAAAAATGGTGAAGCATTTTATAGTAATGCTACAGCAGCATCAGCAGCCCTTCAAGAGACGGATAAGGATTTTAATAAAATGATTAATGAATTAAACTATCCTACACCATATGTAAATGAAAATGGTATTAAGAGAGTCATGACTAAAGTTGAGTACATGAAAGTATTTAGAGATATGGCTCTTAAAGGAGAAATCAAAAACTTTGATGGAGAAGGTTTTGGTCAAACAAGTGATGGAGATAGTAATCCAAATTGGTATGATAAGCAAATAACACCAATGCCTTCTGGTATTCCAGGGGGACTGCCTGTAATGACGATTATGGATAGACCAGATGAAGATGCTATCAAAGGTAAGTCTGAGTATATATATGATAAACTTACAAAACAGATGCAGAAAAATTTTGGGTCTCAAGATTATAAAACATACTTACAAATACAAAGAGAAGTAATAGGCCTTCCCGGAACTAACATGGGCTTTACACAAACAGAAAGTGTTTATACTGATGGAGAACCTTTACCAGGATCTGATTCAGAAAGAGTGGTAAATACAATGATGAATCAGTTCAGACAAACTTATGCAGACCCAACTCAAATAGGCGGGATAATTATGCAGTTACCAGAGAAAGTAGAAGACATAACTGATATTAACATTAATGCTCCCAATACAACTAGTGATGAAGCTATAGCAGGTAGAGTTTTATTTAATGAGTTAGTGCTAAAAGGAGCAGATGTAAAATCAAAATATAAAATAGAATACTTTCAAAATATTGGTCCAGATAGATTTGATGATGAAGGTATAAAAATTTCAACTCCTATGGCAGGATATAAAATATCTGAAATAGACTCAGAATTTATAACTGCTTTAAACCCTGATGAAAATAAAAATTCCCCTCTTAATGCAGAGCAGTATGATATAGCAAAAGATATGAATAAAGAAGGGTTTGTGTTTTTATTTCCAAGAGATAAAGATATTAGTCCGGGCAGTTATGCAAAAAGTGCTGAGGGTTCAAACATTAAAAAAAGATTAGATTTAAGTCAAAACGGAACATTTAAATATACAATACCAGGTCAAATATTTTCTCCAGGTAATGTTATATTTAAAGAGATTGTTCCCGGTAAGATTCAAGTAACAATGAATATCAATACCTATGACCCTGCATCTAATGATTCAGCAAAGCAATATAAAACTCAACAAGTTGTTCAAAATATTATTTATGATCCAGGAGAGAATTATACTATAGGTCTTAATGAAAAATATAATAATATTAAACAAGCGCTTGAGCTAACTAATGCTAATAATAATCTTAAGATGTATGATATGAGAGCTAAAGATCTTTCTAAAGTAAAATGGATAGAAGGATTTAAGGCTAACAATCCAGGTCTGTCAGAAGCAGATTATGAACTTCAATATCAACAAGCATTAGAATTTGCTAAAATCAATAGCAAAACAAACGAATAAGTAAATCAACATGGAAGAAGTAAACAAAAATTTACCTAGTTCAGGGAGTAACTTAACAGATCAAATACTAGCAGATACTACAGCTTTGAATCCTATTGATTCATCTAAGCCTTATGTATCTATTGCTGATATAATGGATGATGATCCAACAGCTGTTAGTGATGAGTATAAAAATATGATATCTGCTTATCAAACTGATATAGATAAATTTGGACCTATTAATATGGGTAATATTAATAGTGACATACCTTCTCCAACATTTTCAACTCTACCAAATCAGAATACTGATACTTATGAGTCTGAAATGAATAGCCTGATAAAATCAATTGGAGCTCCTATGGTAAAGGAAGAGGGTGCTTTAGCTAAACCTATATTTGAAAATGTTAGATCTTTAAATTTTGATAGACAGTATAAGTCAGACGCTTTTGGTGATATAGGCTTTACACCATATGCAGACATGGATACTATCTATAACCAAAACATGACAGCTTGGGATGGTTGGCAAAGAGGATGGGAACAGTTTCAACATCTTGCTGGTACAGGGTTTGTATCAAGTTACAGATCAATTGCGGATTTCTTTGATGGTGATGATTATTTGAGTTCTCCAGATCTAACTTCTGCATATGAAATGGAAGATGCAATGAGAATAGGAGGTAGTACTGATGGTTCTTTTATTGGTAAAGCAGGAAACTTAGGTCTTAATTTTGGTTATACTGCAGGGATTGTAGCATCAGTAGCCTTTGAAGAAGTTGTAATGGCTGCGGCTGCAGCTGCCGGTACAATACCAAGTGGGGGTTCTAGTTGGGGTGCATTTGCTGCTGGAACTCTGGCCAACTTAAGGAAAGTAGGTAATCTTTTTGACGTAACTAGAGCAGCAAAAGCATCAAGAGATTTAGTAAAAACACTAAAAAATATTGAGAATGCAAGAAGTTTTTATAATGTATCAAGAGGTGTTGCTACAGCAGGATTAAAATTTGTAGCACCAGAGTTAACTCATGCTATTCAAAACTGGAAGACCACAGGTAACACAGCAAAGAATTTACTTAACATAGGAAAGAATACACATGTCTTTGGTGCGTTTTATAGAGATATGAGAATGATTAATGCTTCAATGTCTGAGTCTAAAATGGAAGCAGGTATGGTATTTAATCAAATTGAAATGAATGGTTTAAATTATTTCAATTATAAGAATGGAGCCGGGAATGGTATTACAGAACAGCAAGCTAAAGATACAAGAATAAAAGCTGCTGAAGGAGCTTTCAAAGCTCAAATGAGAAACTTCTTAATTATACATGCATCAAATAGAATAGTATTAAAAAATGCATTTGGAGGTTGGCAAAGAAAGCTAGGTAAAGAAACACAAAGAGTTTTAAGAGGACAAGGTGGTAAAGCAATAAAAGCAGAAAAGTATTTATTTAAACGTGTACCTCAAGAAATTAAATTAGCATTTAAAGCCCAGGGTTGGAAAGGTGTTCCTAAAGTATTGGGTAGCCAGATGTTAAAGTACGCAGCAGCTAATTTGGCTGAAGGTGTTCAAGAGGTTTCTCAGGAAGCAATATCTGCTGCTACTGTTGGATATTATAGTTCTTTATTAAGAGATCCTTTAGCAGGTGCACCATCTACCTATGGTGCCTTTGGTCAACAGGCTGTAGGTAATGTATTTTCAAAAGAAGGGGCGGAAGTGTTTGCATCTGGATTTTTTATGGGTGGTTTAGCTGGCCCTTATCAACAAGTATTATTTCAAGGTATGCCTGCTCTATTTAGAAAAGGCCAATCTGTTTATAATAAAAGTACAGTTAAAGAAGGTGAGACAGCAGCAGATCCTTATACTGAGTATAATGCTGCAAGAGAAAAAGCAGTAGACGATGTTGTCAATTACATCAATAAGATTAATGATCAGCAGATGAATGCTGAAAAACCATTAGAAGCTATATTAAGTGAGAACCAATTAAAGTTGTCTTTACAAAAACAACAGCAAGGTCTTATGAACTTAAATATTGCAATGGGTGATAAGAAAGAGTACTTTGATAATAGAAATTTTGCTGAGTTTGATGCATTAAAAAAAGCATTTGATACAGGCTCTATTGTATTCTTAAAAGACAATCTTGTAAATTTAAATAAACTAAATGATAAAGACTTAGTTGATGCATTTAAAGGAAGTGGTAGAAGTGCTAAATCATTAAGAAATAAAATATCAACTCAATTAGAAAGAATAGATTCTTTTGGGAAAACTGTCACTGATAATATGGGTGGTCTTTTCCCAACTAAATATGATCCTAAACAGTTTGATCCAGGCACTGAAGAGTTTATCAAAGAATCTTTCAAACTTCAAGCATATGAGCAAACAAAATTGCTTTATATGTTTACTAATGAGTCTTTTAAAAATGCAGCAATAAGACAGTCTGAAATAGAAAATAGACTAGAAACGGAACCACTTATTTCCAATCAAGGAGCAACTGATGTAAGATTACTATACACTAAAGATACAATAGAACAAGAGATCAACACATTACAAACAGAGATAGACACATATGAGAATACTCCAGAAGGGAAGAAATTAAAATCAAAAAAACAAAAGAAAAAGAAAGCATTAGAAAAGTATCTTAAGATATTTACTGATCCTAAAAACTTAACAAAAAAAGGTTACTTTGCTAGAAACAAAGTAAAAACATCCGGGTTAGATGCAGCGTTTAAAAACTATATTGAAACATTGGCAGACAAGTCTAGTGATTTTGTAGACTACGGTAAGGTAAAAGAAGCTTTAATTCTAATTACTGATCATGTAGCATTACAAGAAGATGCTTCTGCATTTAGTAAATCAGTTGACCTTTTAACTAATCCAAAAGTACAAGAGCAATTAGAAGAAAGAGCTACGGAATATCTTGAGTATATATATAAAAATAGAAAGACAATATATAAAAGACAGACTGAAGCATTTATAGATAGTGTTGAAAAAACTAAATTATTAAATGGATTAGCTGAAGTAGATATTCTAATGGAAGAAAACTTCACAAGAGAATTTTTACAAGATGAAGTTAGTTTAGAGGATTTACTTCAAGCAGTAAATGAAGGTAAGCTTATACAAAACGGCAGACGTTTAAATCCAAATGTTATAAAAGATGCTGAGTCATTAGCAAAAGCAGTAGCAATAATTAAAAATTACATTGGAGTAAAAGTTCAACAAGAAAGAGAGAGTGAAGTATCTGATGAAGCTGTAGCAAATGCAGAAATATTAGATATTGAGGAAACACTACAACAAGCTGGAGTAGATGTTGAGGTAGATGAACAGGTTGATTCAAACATATTAAATGAAATACTTAAACAGCAGTATCTAAAGTACAGAGCTAATGACAAGTCCTCAGACCCATTAGATTTTTCACAATGGTCAGCAACAAACGAAGCTCTTAAAATTAAAAAAGCTTTTATTGCTATAAAAAGAATATGGGCAAAAGGTTATTCAACTACAGTTGAAGAATATGGCAATTTAGTTGAAAAGTCAAGAATACCATCTGCAGGAGATATAGATGAAGAAAAAGGTTTCCAAGAGTATCTAGATAGTAGAGAAGCTATTGAAAATCCTATTATAGAAGATATACTAAGACAGCTAGATTTATCTTATGATATTTTTACAAACAGGAATATCAATAAGAAAAGTAATTTAAAACCTATTAAGGGTGGTGATGGAGTTAATTTCAGAGTTATATCAATTGATGTAGCTGACGAAGATCAAAAATTATATAAAATAATAAACAACAATGGATCAGATTTATCAGCAGTACAGTTAGATGCAATATCTGGTCAAGGCGTTTACAATAATGCTAGGGCAGCCTTAGATCAGTTTACTATACTAGAGGAAGAGTATTCAGATGGTTCTACGTTTAAGTTTGATGGTCTTACACTTATAAGAGGTCAATTTGTATACGATAAGGTTACAGGAGAAGAATTCAGAGTTGCAGTAAATAGACCTTTAGGAGATAACATTCAGTTAGTTACTCCTGAAGATTATGGTAAACCTTATGCTGATAGAAAACAAAAAGCAATAACAGAGTCTGAATTAGATTTTAGTGAGCGTTACTATGATGAAAAACTTATTGTTGATAAAGTTCCTGATGGTACTGCTAAAATAACAGCAGATAACATTGCTAATATTTATGTAAGAGAAAATGCAGGTGAATCAAAGGAAAGTGCTGAAAAACGTTTAAGCTGGATCATAAACAACCTAACTGATAACGTTTATAATAATTTAGTAATTGATGTAAAACCTAATCCTAATAAAGCAGCAACACAATTTAGTTATAGTGGTACAGCTCTACCAAATAAATATATACTTACAAAAGGAGAACCTTATAATATACAGATAAGAATTAAAGATGAGCTTACTCTTCTTGATGTTAACCAAAAATTACAAGCCGTAGGGTTACAACCTATTAGTGATAAGAACAATGGTATCATAGGTAACATTGCAAATAGTTCTTATATATATAAAGTAGGTAACAAAGAATACACTCCTTCTACAATGCCTGTAGATCTGGCTAAAAATATATTTAATGTAGATACATCTAAAACAACAATTGAACAAGAGCTTGCAAAAGCAATTGATTCTACAACTAAGAAAAATGTTTTAGTAAACTTTTTAAATAAACAATATGCTTCAGGCATAACTGATATTACTTTTGAAAGTTTAAAGAAGAACGGCTTTTCAATTGTAAGAGAAGATGGTTATCCTGATTATAATACAGACAATCCATTAACAGTATTGAGTGACTTCTATAAGGCCGGCCTTTCTTCAGATGGAAAAGGTGGTATTCTTATTTATGATATCACAAGAGATAAGAATGGTGAATCTATTGGAGAACCAGAAGTAATAAGTAATTTAATAGATGATGAACTTAAAATATTAGAGAAGGAAGCTAGAGAAGGTTTACAAAATGGTTTATGGAGTAAAATGCTTGGTCCTAATAGTCTAGGTTATACCGAAAGATATCAGTATGTTATTAAACAACCTAATGGAGTTTATACATTAGCAACGGCTAAGACTATAGGTCAAGACAAAACCATTATTAGTGATTTTGTAACCGGAATGATGAACAAGGTTATAGAACTAAAAGAAGGAAATAAAGAAAAAAATATAAAGCCTTCAATTAATGAAAAAGGAAATTATATTAATGGTCAGACACAACAAACTGTTGGTCAAGAAATTGATGTATTTAATCTAGAAAATAATAAGAATATCAGGATAGCAATGGTTCCTGGATTTGATGTTACTATTAATGTTGCACCCTTTGGAAAAATACGTGCAGTAGTAGAAAAAAATAGAAGTAAAATAACAAGCACATATCTTGAGCTTTCAGAAATAAAAGCTTCATCAGATCCTTTGAAGCAACTGAATGACTTACTTAAAAAAATCAATGCTGACTTAGATGTTGCTGGTTATAGTACAGTGAATATTTCTTTGGATCAATTTACAACATCATTATCATTAAATGCTAATGTACAAACTACACTAGAATCTCTTGGTACAAAGCTTACTCCTAGAGTCAGACGTAATTCTAAATTAAATTTTGAAACTACAAGTGCTGCTAATCAAGCAAGTTATGATAAAGATGTAAATTCATCTGCAGAAGATAATACTAATAAGATACTTAATTTAGGAAATAAGATTACTACAAATGCAGTCTTTACTGAAACATTGGGTTACACTGATGCAGAAGGAAACCCTATAACTGTTGGAGAAGAGAAAACAGCAACATCAACAGATGGTTCTATTGACTTAGCATCTATAACACAGAGTCCGTTAGATCAACTTAATGTAAAATTAAAAGAGATAGAAGACACTACTAAAAAAGAAGTGGGTGCTAGAGGGTTAACTAAAGCATTAAGAAATGACCCAGTATACCAGAAACTTAAGCAAGCTAGAGATAAACTGATTTCAAATAAAGTAGTTACAAACTTTACAGCACAAGATGTACAATCTCTAAATGAGTTTACTGTATGGGCACAAAACAACTTACCTGATTCTATTACACTTGCTGATATAAACGTATTAGGGAGTAACCTTTTAAAAGGTGGAGTAAGAGTAGGTGGCTTTGCATTAAGTATGAATGCATTAGCAGGAAATCTTAAAATAGGTGGAACAATATATACTGGAGCAAGCAATCCGTTTAAATATCATGAAGCATTTCATGCAGTATACAGATTATTATTAACACCAGAAGAGCAAGTTAAGTTAAGAGCAATTGCTAGAAAAGAAGTAAGAGCTCAGCTTAGAAAAGAAAATAAATCATTTGCTAAAGAATTACAGAAGTTTAAAAATACATCTGAGCAATATGATAGCTTAAGTTTAAAAGAATTAGAAAATCTTTTCTATGAAGAATATATGGCGGATGAGTTTAATAAATTTAAATTAAATCCAAGAGATACAAATACAGATTCTGTTGTTAAGTCATGGTTCACTAAACTTCTTGATTGGTTAAAAGGTATATTCTCTAAGTACACAAAGACTGAATTGCAAAGTTTATATGAAAACATAGACTCTGGTAAATATGCACAGGCTGAGTCAGTATCAAATGAGTTCACGGATAACTATAGCAACGAGATAGTAATAGCAAATGCTGTTATCCCATATGAGCAAGTACAAGTAGGTACAAGTAAAGGTCAACTATTTTTGGATAGTAGTGTAGCTAATAATATAGTTTTAACTATGGCGGCTACATTTGTAGAAAGACAGCAACAAGATCCTAAAGTTTCCAGAGAAGATAGAATGTCAGAAATATTAGATGACTTTGAGTGGTTATATAGTGTTGACAATCCATCTAATGAAAGTAATATGAATGATGATGAAAGATCTAAACTCTTACAAAAGATTACAGATTCTTTTATATACTCTAATAGCTATGAAGACCTTACTGAGTCACCTTATTATAAAGCTGCTTTTGATGTTCTAGATACAATAGACTTTCAAAAAGCAGAAGAGGTAGAAGAAGCGGATAGTCTTGAGCAGGATCAAGGTCTAAGAAATGTAACTCAGTATGGCAAAGAAGCATACCTCAACGGTAGCTTTAGCTCACTGTCATCTTACTTTAGAAAGTATTTAGCTACAATAACAAGAGCTGAGTCAGATATATTTGGTAATACAACAATAACAAGAAAAGATAATAGAGAGGAAAAGTTAATTGTACCTATAAATGTATATAACACTTATAACGGTATCATGAAAGCTATGGAAGGCAGAACTGAGCCTATGGAAATTGTTCAGTCTTTAGCTTTATTTTCTACCTCAAATCCAGATACAAAAGCAGCAGTTAACAAAATATTTACTGACTTAGGTATAACTATGGGTGAGTCAATATCAGATATGGTATTACCAACTAAGATTAACAATAGTATTTTGTTCAACCAGCTAAAAGCATTTAGCAATTTTAAAGTTGAGTGGTTATTTCAAAAGACAGATAATAATGGTAGTTTAATTACCTTTTCTGCTGCAGAAAGAGATGATGCAAATACACAGTTGTCTCTATGGAGCCAGGCTTATACTTCATTATTACAAGAGTGGAAGATAAAACCCCAAGAAAGAGCCGATGCAGTAAAATCTATAAGTAGACTCAGACAGTTACTGCTAAGTGGTAAAAAGTTTAATGATCAAAAATTAGATGACTCAAGTAAAAGTGCAGCTAAAAAAATATTTGATGACACAGGTATAAGTTTATCTCCACAGTATATAAAATTCAGTATACTAAAGTCTAATGGTACAAATGAAGAACACCCAGATCAAGAATTACTTTTATCATTAAACGCAAATGCAGAGCCAATTACGGCTGAGCAACTTTATTTTATATCTGAAATTATAAAAAGTAAAGAGACAGCTCATGAACTATATAGTGATGAGAAAGGTGCAGCCGGTAGACTAAAGTCTATGGCAGTTAACAATGCAGTATTTGATGAGAGCATTGGTTTATCCGTATTTAAAAATGTAAATGGTGATTTAGTAAATGCTCATCAAAAGCCTACATACCATTTAAAAAGAATAAAGGAATTAAATTATCAGGCAAAATTACAAGAGTTATCAGAAAAAGAATACTTGTCAAATAATTACCTTTTAAATAATGATAAGTTTAAAGCAATGTCTGATGCCAATATGCTGTCAGTACAAAGAGTATCTGGTGTTGCGGAAGTTAAAACATTAGATAGAGATGTTGATTATGATCAATATATAAGTGGAGTGTTGAATACAACAGAGTATGGAAGCTTCACAGCTGGTCAGTTCATGTCAAACTTAATTAACAATTATACATTAGACTTTAACCCAAAAACAAATAAGCTTAAGAAGTCTGTTGTAGTAAACCAAGAAACTGGTCTAGTTGAACAAATAGCTACCTCTCCTATTCAGATAAGAATTCTAGAATCATCTAATACTAATGATATGACAACGTTACCAGTTACAATTGCAGTATCTGGTAAAGATGGAAAAATAACAGACACTATAATAGATGCATCATTTGATTTTGTAAAAAATGAGTATGATAGAATTGTTAGAGAGCAAGGTGAAAACAAAACAAAAGATTCATACAAAGGATATGATGATAGAAAACTTAGTTTTGTAAATAATTCAGATTTAATTTCTGAAGAGTTAAGAAAATCTTTGGAGGTTTCTGCTCAACAAAAAGTTGGAGAAAATCTTGAAGAGCACTTTACTTTTAAAGAAGCATTAAAAAATAATGAATTATCAGAAAAACAATTTAAAGATCAGTTAAGAAGTAATTTAGAAATTAAGTATAAAAGATTTAAGTCTTTATATGATACTCTTAAGATAGATAATAAAATATCTAATGAAATAAAATCTGGTATAGTTCAAGACAGAACTGGTGTGGATAGAGCGAATGCTGTAGCTGCTGCAGAAAAACTAAACTTAAGAAAAGATTTAGATTATAACTTAAGACAGATATTTTTTAATGATTATATAAATACAAAATCTATAAATGAACTTCTTCTTGGTGATCAGGCATTAATACTTAAAGACTCAGTTGATAAGATTAAAAGAGCTAAGGGTCAGAATGCAGCATTTGATAATGTATATACTAACATGCTTGATGCCAATTTAGGTGTTGATACCATGACTGAAAATATATCAGTATTAACATTTGATGATCCTATTTTGAGTTCTTGGTTTACTGGTCAAGGTATTGAAAGAGCAGATGCACAGGTTTACTTAACTACTAAAGCATTTAGAAACTTCTGGTTTGGTTTAGGTAAATTGACTAAGTCACAAGCTGACATTATAACTAAAATAGAACGAGGAGAAAAAATTACATCAAGTGATATCTATGATGAAGGAGGATTAATACAAACAGACGGGATGTTAAACTCTAAGAAGTTTGTTCATTTTGACGGAGAGCAGTTTATTAAAATGTCTGCTTTTGTTTTATCACCTTCATTTACATCTATAGATACAGGGAAGAAAGATAATAACGGTAATGTTATTTGGGAAGAGAACCCATTAAGACCAGAGCTTCATAAACTAAGAGAAGACCTTGAAACTATTCAAAGAAATACAGGTAACGTGGCAATTGCAACACCTGTTAGTGCACAGAAAATGGCTAAGAAAAATATACAGCTCTTAAATGAAAGTATATCAGAGCCATCTTCTATAATAAGTGCTAAAGATTTTGGACTACAAGTTGTAAACCCAAGTAATAAAAACTCTGTTACTGAAGTAAGTCAAATAAAGCTATTAGCTACTAATGAACAAGAGGACTCACAACAAGTAAACATACCTGGTTATCCAGCTCTTACAACTATAAAGAAAGTTAAAGCATTCTATAATGATGCATTGAAGAAAAGAGTTGTTCTTAAATTTAAAAATAAAAGAAATCTAGTATTTACTTTTGATGGTATAATGTCAGAATTTAATGTAAGTAAAGAAAGAAATAATCTTACACCTGATCTTGCAGCATTTTTAAGTTATGCAATTAATTCTTTAAAAGCATCTAAATCTAGCAGTAATGTTATTGAGTTTTTTAGTATTGATCCTGTATCAGGGCAACCTAAGTTTGACTTCAATAACCCATTGGCTATTGCAAAAGCAGAACAGTTATTTTTAAGTTACTTCACTAAAGGTGTATTCCAAGAAAAGATACCAGGTCATGGTTTGGCCCTGGTTTCTGACTTTGGAAATAACATATATAGAAGAGTATTTAGCGTTGAAGAAATAAAAGATGAAGCTGGTAATAGTAAATTCTTACCTCTTAGACATGAAGTAATAAGAGAATCTGTTGCTGTTAGAATGAGTGCTTTAGATGTTAAACAATTCTCTATGGCTGAGTTAGCTCAAAAACAAATACCTAAAGAAGGTATAGTTGTAATAGATAGACTTAGATATGGTCTACAAGAGTTTGATGATAAAGGTAGATCAACAAAACAACGTTATTCAGAGAGCATGATGCCTGCTCACTTCAAAGATGTATTTGAAAAGGTTGCAGAAAAAGGCGGTCCTATACCAGAGATGATTGCAAAAATGTTTGCTGTGCGTATACCATCACAAGATAATCATTCTACAATGAATATAAAACTTGTAGACTTTATGCCTGTTTATTATGGTTCATCAGCAATGTTTGCAGCTGAACTTGTAGAAGTGTCAGGAGCGGATTTTGATATTGACAAAGTATATACTCAAATATTAGAATACTATTACTCAAAAGAAGACAAAAAGTTTTTCCAATATGGTGCCACGCAAGGCAGACAGTATAAAGATTATGTTGAATATATCAATAGAAAAGTTAAACAAGACACAATCTATGCTGAGGCATTAAAGTCATTTAAGGTTCAAGGTTCTAGATTGGAAGACAGCTATGATGATAACTTTATCATAGATCAAATGTTTACTGATGATGCGCTTAAGGCTATAACAAGATTAGGGCTTCCCGTAACTAAGGCTCAGTATCAAAAGTATAAAGAAGAATATGGTGAGCCATATGAAGCACCTATTAATAATGCGGTTCTCAATATGAGATATGCACTTATGGGTAATGAGGCAGTACAAGATATTTCTTATACTCCAGCTACACTAGATGCAGTTAAAGAAGCATATGCAAGTTTAGAAAAATTTGCACCTATCTATACTCAATCCATGAATGGTTCTGAGGTTGATGTAGATGATATAAATGGTAAAGTAATATCATTTATTAATAATAAAGGTGCTGCAATTGGTAGAGCTGTATCACCAAACTTAGCTATCAGTTTATTAAGTGAGTATAAAATAAAACTACCTGGAGAATTACAGTTCAGTATTCTGAATAAGCCATACACCGGTTTTGACAAAGCTAATACTACCGAAGGTAAAAGAAAGCAAGATACAATATCTGCTATAATAACAATGCTTACTGATAACTCTAAAGAGAACTTTATGTCAAAGCTTGGTATGCACAAACAGGCAGTACCAAGAGCTGTAACAATGGTTGCTTTAGGGGTTCCGTTGTCTGATGCAATACTTATATTAAATTCAAAAATAGCTAGGGATTTATTTGAACAAGCATCCAACAAAATACAGAAGTTTGATCCAGGGTTTAAAGGTCTTGTTAATCAAGAGCTAGCATTTAAGCAGGGTCAATTAAAAGATGATAAACTAAAAATAGATATAGGTACAGGAATAAAAAGTAAAGAAGATCTTGGTGGTTTAGTTGAAGGCAGCGGTTCTTTCAAACAAGAGTTAGAACTGCTACAAATTTTATCTACGGTAAATACTATAAATGAATTTATTGGTAATATGAATGCATTAACTGGTATATCAGGTAGTGCAGGGCTAGGTAAAAACTTTGCTGACATAGCATCAATTAAAAAAGACTTGCAGAAAATAGGTGCAATAGAAAAAATTGGAGAGAGACCAGCAATTAATATTAAACCTATTCTTGAAAGTAGTTTTGTATCAGCCAATTTAAATATCTTTAATGAGATAACAAATGAGCTTTTACCACAAGTATTCTTAACAGCAACTCCTGTATTTAATGAGCTCTATGAAAAACTTGAAAAGTCATTTGCTGTAGATGCTATAACTTTTAATGAAGAGACAGAGCAGAAGATTAGAAGAGATATGCTTTCTTACTTTACTATAAAAGCATATATGCATAACAATGCAAACACACAGAATAAAGATGCGGGAACATTAAGCAATAAGCTTATATACCCTATGCAAGATGCACAAAATATTTATGATTCTATTAGAAGACTGAATGCTGCAGACAATGATAACTTTTTTCTTAAATCATTTGTTACACAGTTACCTGTAAATGCAGAGTCTAACAAAACAGGAATTAATATTTTAGCTGCTAATTCATGGAGAAACCTAAATAAACTTCAGAAGATAGATCTTCAAACCTCATTTGCAAAGTTGTATGGTAATCCTGCAACAAGAAAAGATGCGTCAACAATTGTAAATTATATTATGGTTAAAGATGGTTTGCAGCTTTCTAAAGATAGCCTATTAGAAGCTATATCTCCTTTTGTAATGGATTCTTATCTACAACAAATAGAGACTGCTAAAGATTCTTTACTTAATGATAAAAACTATAAAGAGGCTTTTGGTTTAACAAAAGATGAGTTATTTAATGAGTATGAAAATGGATACCTATCATCTAATGTTGGCATGTTTAATCTTACATTTAAAGAGGTTAGAACAGGAGTTGATGGTTCATCAAATATACAAACTACAATTAAAGGTAAAACATCACTAAGTAAAGAAGGTGTGTTAACATTATCTGCTCCTAAGAATTCACAGGTTGATGGTGCATTTACTTTGGAAAATCAACCAAAGTACTTAAGATATTATACTGAAACAGATACTGGATTTAAAGTAGAAAGATCAAATAAATTATTTTTATTAAGAGAAGGTCAAGAGAAAAGCACATCATTTGTGTATGATGAAGTTCCGTTTATGGGATCAAATTATCAAAATGCAATAGGATTCATGTTTGGCCCTAGAGATACGCATGCAACAGTTAGAAATAATATTAATAATAAAACTGATATTATAGGAAATATAGATGACATGCTTGGTATAGATCAAGCAATTGATTCATTGGATATTGAAAATTTTAATTTAGATAGATCAAAATCTATATCTGCTCAAGCACTTAGAAATGAAAGTTCAAATATTAACGCTGATGAAAACAGTATTTCTATACAAATTGATCAAGCAGCAAAACCTAAAAACATTGGCTCTGTTAATGCAAATGATTTGCTAGGTAATATAGAAGCAGTAAATAATATTGAGAAGCAATCAAAAGGTGTTGTTTCAGCAGAAAAGAATTTACCAGTCTTAGATTACAATCAGCAAATCAAACTAGATCTTTTTAATCAAAACATTGATGAGAAAAGCAAGTATCCTCAAATTACTAAGTTTTATAATGATACAATAAATGCGCCATACATAGCAGACGAGTTTACTGAGATGAGAAAGAAATTGGCTGATAATAAAATTGTATCTTTGGGAGATCTTATAGCATTATATGAAAACAAAATATTGTCATATGACGGGAAGACAGAAGAGGAAAAAATTAAAAATTTCTTAGAAGAAATCAAAAGATGTAATTTATAGAATATGGGAAAGTGTCACAATAAAAATCTAACAACGTATAAAAACTTAAAGAAAGTTTTCAAGACTGATATTATAACAAATAATGTAATAAATCAATATCAAAGACTTTCAAAAAGTGATACTATACCTACTGTTGTAGAAGCACAAAATATGATTGCTGATAGAAAAGTTCTTTTTAACTTAAAGCAAGAAGAGTTTGGGGTTGCATTATTAAATAATCTTAGAAGGCTAAACATAATACACAGTTTTGGGGGTAGGTACTATATCAATAATACTGATTCAGATACATTACAACCGAGTCAAACACTTATAGACTCTAATGTTAGAAGGTTGAATAGATATCTTGAAATAAATAACATACCTATTGAGTCTGTAGATATAGTTAAAACAAAAAAAACATTTTCTGTATCTATTGATCCATCTATTTTTTCTGCAACTGACATGCTAGAATCTTCTAGGGCATGGGATAAACCCAGAGCTAGAAAAGTAGTTTCACATTTAATGAGAATGTTTCCTGGAATTAATGTTAAGTTAATGTCAGTAAAGGATGCAGAAAATCTTTATGCTAGTATACCTCAATGGAAAAAAGCAAAAGTTCCTTTTAATAAAATAAACTCATTTTATCTGGATGGTACTGCTATATTAATAAATGGCAGAGTAACAGATGAAATAGCAATAGAAGAAGTCTTACACCCTTTTATAGATGCTGTAAAACTGGATAATGAAAACTTATTTAATTCTTTATTAGATGAGGCACAAAGGAATTTTCCTGAGATGACTCAACAAATAAAAGATGCTTACCGTGGTAAAAGAAGATTTACAGAAGCAGATGTTCAGTTAGAAATTGTAACACAAGCATTATCCAGACATTTTAATAATGAATATGAGAACACCCCAACTAAAAGTTTTACTGATAAAATAAAACAATTTTTAGATTGGTTTTCTAAAATTATTAAAAACCTCAATGAGGTAATTACAGGCCGTGTTATTGAAGTAAATAATATATCTGAGAAAGCAACCTTAAGTGACATTGCTAAACTGCTTAATACAGATGGTATATCATTTAAATTAGATACACCTGTAAATGGCAGAATAAGATACAGTCTATCTCCTGAGAAACAAAAGATAGTTAATGTAGCAAAAAAAGAAGGAGGAGTTCTACAAAGAAGAATGATTGATAGATTGTTTCACAATGTTGAAAGTGCTAAAGAGGAATCAGATACTTTGTCTGCCTCAGAAGGAGTTACTTTTAACAGTGATGACTTAGTTATTTTGAATAAAGAAGACGGTAAATATTATAGTCTTACTAGTAAAAAGCCTTTTATATCTGCTAAAGAAGCGCTAGGTAGAAAAGAAACTAAAGAACAACAGCTTATTAAAAATGATTTAAGTACAATGTTAGATGCTATTGCATCTCATGAGTCTTTTGATAAGATATCTGATAAGATTACAAATATAGAAACTGAAGTTGCTAAACAGGCTTTTAGTAATATAGTAAACCAGGTTAATACAGTCAAAAGCCAAGGAGATGTTATGTTAACTAATGTGGTCTTTCATGACGCATATACAGAGATAGCTTCTAAAGCAGACATAGTTTTGGTTGCATCAACAGGACAACTTAAAATTTTACAAATACAATTAAATGAATCAAACGTTTTAAAGACAAACCCTAAGACTTGGACCAAAGGTATATTTACTTCTACTAAAGATATGGGTATATTATATGGTGATAAGAAAAATCCCTACAATGTAGATAAGGTAACCCTTGCAGAAACAAGTATGTATGCAAAACTTACTGATACAAAGTCTTTAACACTCAAAACATTAGATGCTTTGGAAGTAAACCTTCTGCAAAGAATGGTTGAAAATATGGGCTATGATATTGAGTATGGTGTTGGTAATGTTGCTAGTCTACTAGTTTCTTATAATGGAAAGAAAATAAGGTTTGATGGTAATGAGCCTCATGGGTATAAGCAAAATGCAGAAAAGGTTAATATCTTAATACCTGCTATAGATACTAAGTTAGCAGAACAAGAAATATCAGATCAAGTACTTAAAGACGCAGCAGAACAAATTTATAATGCTGAGCAAGATATAGAATCTGCTGAGAATTTTGCTGATACTGTTGATCCTTCAGAATACCCTGAACAAGGAACTGTTCTTGGTGCTTTGGAAACATATGAAAAAGCTTTAAAGAGCAAACAAGAAGTAGAAGATTTATTAAAAGAAAACATATATAGAGATAGATCAAAAGAAGATGTGCAAGAAGAAATAGCAAGTACATTAAGTTACATAGCTCTTGCTAAACAAGAAGGTCCTATATCACAGTCTAGAGTGTACACAAGATTATTACAGGATGCTCTAAGACAGATGAAGTCATTTAAAGAATATGCTACTGATCCTAAGAATCAAAGTAAAAAAGAATACATAACGTATATACTAAACTTTAATAGATTTCTTTCAACATTTGAAGGGCTTCATGCTATAGAAGCTAATAAAGAATTAAATGCAACACAAAGATCATTATTAGGTAGTATTAATATTGAACTTACTCAACTACTTGGTAATGATATTGTATCAGACGTAGGTGCTAACAGAGGTATAATTAAAACAGCTATACTTGATTATGTTGCTACTGTAATCAGGGCTTTTGCAAAGAAAGGAAAAAAGACAGATGCTGAAACAGTCATACAGTCACATTCAGGACAGACAATTACTCTTGATGATCTAGATGAGTTATTTACTCTTGTGCCGGATATATCTAACTCAGAGCTTTATGCTAAGGATTTAGCAACATCCAAAGATGTTATTCTTGCAACTATGGATAAAATATTTAAGTTTAAAAAACAAGAGTTTTTAGATAAAGTTCAAGCTAGAAAAGCAGATATATTAGATGCAGGTAAAACACTACTAGAACTCTCAGGTGAAAAAGATCTTCAAAGGTTATATGACTTTATGCTTGAGTTTGATGATAACAAAAGATTCACAGGTTTCTATACTACAAGAGTAGGTCAGAATTATTTAAATGAAAAGAAAGCATTAAGAGATAAACTTTATGATGCTAATGGTAAGCCAAGAAAATATTTTCCTATTTATTCTTTAGCTAACGCTGACCCTATTCAAATAGAAAAGAATAAACAACTGTACAGAGATAAGAAAGCTTTTGCTGATTTTATGCAAGGAGAAAAACTAGAAGATGGTGTTCTAACTTCAGGAACATTTCATCAATATACACAAGAGTTTATTGATGTTAGAAAAAATTATGAGTATGCTCAAGTGTGGTCTAATGGGGAAGGTGTTACCTGGATTAAAAAACCGGGTGTCCCACAAACTGCTTATGATGTATATAAAAACAAATACTATTATAAGGTAGAGTATACAAAAACTTTTAAAGATGCAAACAGAGAACCTACTGGAGCTATTAAAGAAAACAAAAATTTTGATGCTGTAAAGCCTGATTATGTTGAGGTTAAAGATGAAAGATCAGACACAGGTGCTAGCTTACTCAATCCTAAGTATGAAGCTATAATGAATCCAACTGATCAATTGGGTGAAGCCAGGAAGCAATACTACTTGAAATTTGTAGAGCATTATGAAGATTTGCTTAAAAAATTACCAAGAAGTCAACGAATGCAAATGCTAGGTAAGGTACCTGTTATTGCTAACAACTTTGTGGATGAGGTAATGACTAAACCATCATTCTTTGCTAGAATGATACCTAAGTTTTTAGGAAGTATAAAGAACTTATTTACTGAAACATCAGAGCAAAAGGTTGTTCTTTTAAATGAGCAGGGAAAATTAGTAGATACTCTTCCTGTATTTTACACTGGTAATCCAAGGGTAGAAGGACAACTTGAAAAAGTATATGAAGACATTCAAGATCTTAAAGATAAAAGAATGAATGGTGGTATTAATGTTGACCAATATAAAAAAGAAAGAGCAGTATTAGAAGCTGAAGCAGCCAAGTTAAGATCACAACCTACACTTGGTGAAGTTAGTACAGACATGACTAAAAGTTTAGTTAAGTTTGCAAGTATGGCAGAAAACTTTGAGGTGATGGGTCAAATAGAAGACACATTACAAGCAATGGTACAAGCCTTAAAAATGAGAGCTTATAAAGAACCAGGTACAGCGCTTGAGTTAATTGCAAAAATAAAACAAGGATCACAAGGCTTTGTGAATACAGTTGTAGGTAGAGATAGCCAAACCGGTTTGCAAAGTAATGCAGAAAAACGTGCTCATCATTGGATGAAAATGGTTTACTATGATAATGATAAAATAACTAAAGGTGCCGTAGACAAGTTAGCAGGTGGATTAATTAATCTGTCTTCATTGTCTTATGTGGCTTTTAACATATTTGGTAACTTTAATAACTTGACTCTAGGTCAAATTAACAATTACATAGAAGCTGCCGGTGGTTTATTTTATACAGCAGGAGATTATACTGAAGCTACTAAAATGTTTTATACTATGGGTACCCAAGGTATGATAGAGAGAACAGCTAATGCTGTTGAGTCAGCAGCTGATTTTACAGGTAGAGTAGTGACCGGTAATAATTTACAAATAAAAAGAGGAAACTACGATCCAGATAAAGCACTTAATAAATATGAAGCAATAGTTCAGTATTTTAGAATGATGGACGATGATGCAGATATAAGAGAACAGTTTGGATTAGGTGATGGTGAAACTTTATGGTCAAGATTCACAAACTTTGGTTACTCTTTTAACCAGGGTGCTGAATACAAAGTTCAAAGTACTGTGGGTATGGCTATGCTATTAGGTACACAAATATCTAATGGTGAAGATTCTCTAAATCTAGTTGATGCTTTAGACTTTGATCAGTCAACTGGTAAAGTAACTATGAGAGAAGGTTATGATACAATTATCAATAAAGATGGGTCTACTACAGAATATACAGATGGGTGGAGATATGAAATGAGAAATAATATACGTGAAGTAAACAAGCAGATACATGGTAACTATGCTAGAGAAGATAGAATGGTTATTCAAAATAACTTTACTGGTATATTAATGGCACAGTTTCACAAGTGGGTTATGCCTGCTTTTAGAGCAAGGTTCCAAGAAAATTATTATGATCAAAACTTAGGTTGGTTAGAAGGTAGATATACATCTGCATTTAAGTTTTTAAATCATATACGAAAAACTGCTGTAACTGGTGAAAGAGGTATGGCTAAGTTTGGTTTAGCAGAGTTAGGTAAATCATTTAAAGAGGAGTACGGACTTGTAGATGGAAGATACGATGAGGGTAAAGCAAACATGATGCTTAAAAATGTATATAGAACATTAGGTGAAGCAATGATACTGCTAATTATTCATATTCTAGATGAGACTTTAGTTGGTGGAGATGATGATGATCCTATCCTTATTAAAAAGCTTAGAAACTTTGGCGCTTATCAAGCAAACAGAACTTATAAAGAGATGGTTTTATTTAATCCTTTACCTACACTAGGTGGTTACCAACAAGTATATCAGATGTTAAAATCTCCTATAGCTGCTACACGAACTCTTGGAGAGCTAGGTGAATTACTTGACCTTACTTTTGGTACTGCATTTGGTCTACTGGTTTATAGTGATAAAGAATTTAATGAAAACAGTAAATATGTATATCAGAACAAACCTAAGAAAGGTATGTGGAAGCTAGAAAAAAACTTCTATGATGTAGTTCCTGTATTATATACTTTACAAAAATGGAAAAACTTTGAAAAACTTGAAAGTTTTTATATTAAATAAGACAAATTAACAGGTTAAAATCCTAGGGATGACGGTATAATTGTGTATATTATAGTATAACCTCCCAAGAATTAAAGTAAATGAGACTAATAAATGACAACTAAATTATTCATAGTGAGCATAACAGCATTTTGTACGTACTTATGTACGTACTTTTTTGATTTATCAATGGAAAACATGGAACAATACTTAGCCGTTTGTTCAGTATTATGGTTGGATGGCATTTTTGGAGTTTGGGCTGGCTGTAAAAGAGAAGGATTTAAAACATATAAAGCGTTAAGAATTACTAGAAACACCTTTGCGTGGATAGCCATTCTGACCGTTATACTAATGGTAGAAAAAGGATTTACAGGAACAGGCTGGCTATCCGAGGTAGTTGTTGTACCCTTTATGATACTACAACTTATTAGTGCTTTAAAAAATGCTTCTATGGCAGGTTTAATAAAGACAGAAGAACTTAATAAAATTTTAGATAGAATTGATAATCATAAAGGACCTAGAACTTAGCCTTCACAACTAGAACATTCTAATATATTACGAGCAAAGTCCTGTGCACTACTCTTACTAAACTGATAGTACAAAGTCTTTACACCTTCTTCCCAAGCATACATATATAGTTTGTTTATATCTTTAGCTGACACAGATGGATCTATCATTAAGTTTAATGACTGTGATTGATCAATATACTTTTGTCTTTGTGCTGCCTGCAATACAATCTCTTTTGGAGATATCTCAACAAATGATTTAAATACTTCTTTAGTTGGAAAATCTAAATGTTGTACACTACCATCTTTTTTTAAGATAGACTTCCAAGTCTTATCTGTATTTAGACCATGCTTCTCAAGCTCCTCTTCTAAGAAAGGGTTCTTGTAAATAGTCTTAGACTTAGCAAGATCCTTAATAAAGTAGTTAGACTTGATAGGCTCTATACCCATAGATACAGCACCGTGTATAAATGAACTAGACTTAGTAGGAGCAATGGCCATAAGAGTAGTGTTAGCATACCCTTCTCTAAGAGATGTGTATCCATACTCATTATGTAACTCTCTAGAAGCAATCTCACTTCTGTCTTTAAGTGTTCTGAAGATCTCACTGTTCAATCCTTTAGCTTGCAATGAGTCAAACTCAAGAAGCTTAGACTGAAACAAAGAGTGGTATCCTAAAACACCAAGTCCAATTGCTCTATGCTTCTCAGCAAAGTTAAACGCTCTCTTCATACCCGGCATAGTCTCAGACTTTATAATGAATTCATCCATTACTGCATTTAAGAAATATACATATGTTTCAATTGCGTCAGTTTCTTTTATCTGATCCCAGTGCAACAGGTTGATAGAACCAAGGCAACATACAAAAGAGTTATAACTATCTGTAGGAAGCTGGATCTCTGAGCATAAATTAGATGCTGTAATATCCATCCCAAGTTCTTTGTAAGGAGAATTGTTATTAGAATTATCTTTAAACATAATATAAGGAAATCCAAACTCACTTCTGTTCTGAATAATCTTAGCCCATACTTTACGTTTATCTTTGTCTCCTTCTTTCATCTCAGTCATCCATTGATCAGTAACTGTAACACCATACTGTAAATTTTGTATAGGATTACCCTCTGTACCAATATCCAAGAACTCTAGGATGTCTGCATGCTCAACTGGTAGGTATACTGCACAAGCACCACGTCTGGCCTCAGACTGCTTACATACATCTACTACAGTATCATATATCTTAGCGTAGTGCACTGGACCATCAGCAAAGCCACCTGTAGATATTTCAGTTCCTCTTGCCCTAATGTTGCCAATAAAAGCACTTGTACCTCCCCCATATTTACTCATCATTCCAATTTCACGGCCTGCATTTAATATGCTATCTAAGTTATCATCAACGTTAGATCCGTAACAGCTTATAGGTAAACCTTTTTGTTTACCAAAGTTAATCCATACAGGAGTAGACAAAGAGTAAAACCCTCTTGCCATGTAGTCCTCAAACTTTTCTGCAAAACCTTTTATATTCAAATACTTTTCCGCTTTAATAGCAATGTCTTTGATTCTTTGCTCAGGGGATTCTGATATATATCCCCTTGATAAAAATGTACGGCTATCTTTATTAAGCCAATAGTATTTATTGTATTCCATGCTGGTTTGTTTAAATTGTTCTGTTTCTTCTTTTGTTGTCCCACTGGACCTTTTTAGATCTACCCAACATCATAAATTTAGAAACTCTTTGATTGAAGTTTCCTCTTTCTGTATTTAGTTGGGTATTACCTGTTGTTTGTTCTGAATTCATTATTTAATTATTAAAATAGATCATCAACTGTGATGCTCTTGCTTTTCTTATTATAGTCAACACTCTTTTTGTAAAAGAAGTCTCCCTCTTTAGTACCAGTGATCTCTATATCAAACCATTCTACTGCTTTTAATATTTCTTGATCTACTTCAAAGATTGGTTTCATACCTATCTTTTCTAGAGAGTTGTTGAATCTATTTTTTATAAAGTGTTGTATTGTATTCTGTGGTAAGAAGCTAAGTTCTCCTTTCTCAAAGATCCAATCAAGTATACCGCACTCTGCTCTATATGCTTTTCTACATGCTGAATCTATTAGATCTTCAAACTCCTGATCAAACCATTCTGGATTTTCTCTTTTGATTATATTAATAATCTCAGCACCAAAGTTTCCGTGTATCTCTTCTTCTTTACTAGTAGCTTCAACAACATTAGATATGCCTTTAAGCACATTCTTTTCTTTGTTAAAGCTCATCATAATTAAGAACTGACTAAACAAGCTTACGTGTTCTATAAACAAAGAGAATAGCAATACAGACTTAGTATACATTTTATTGTCTCTAGAGCGTGTACCATCTAGGTACTTCTTTAAGTACTTAAGTCTACCTTCTATTGCAGGCACCTCAACTACTGATTGAAATTCTTTTTCTAATCCTAGTATTCTAAGCAGCCTGGCGTAAGCATCTTTATGTCTAACTTCTGACTCAGCAAAAGTAAATCCTACATCACCTACTTCTGTGATAGGCATTCTCTTATATAGATCTCCCCAAAAGGTTTTTACATTTACTTCTATTTGCGCAATTGCAAGCATTGTCTTTTTAATGACATCTTTTTCTTCATTTGATATAGTGACTTTAAAGTCTTGTATGTCTTCTGTAAAGTTGAATTCTGTATCAATCCAGTACGAGTGCCTAATTGCATCTTTGTATGCTAGTAGTTGTGGATATTCATAAGGCAATATGTTTACTCTGGGTTTAAAGATGTCTTTGTTCATTGTATAATTTATTAAGGATTAAAAAGCCGCACCCCTCTTTGGAAGAATGCAGCTGTCAGATAGATATAATTTAAAAAAAAATTATCTTATATGAAAGGATTATAACCTAATATTCACAAAAGATAATGTTAAAAATATAAGACCTATCTCTAAACCGTTGACCCAACGGTATTTATCATCATCACATAAAACTTCACAGTTTACAGTTTTAAAACCAAGTAGTGTTTCTGTTGGTAAAAACTCAATGTTAAATCTATTCTTAAATACTAAAGGATTTACTTTACTCATAAAATATTAATTAAAGGTTTTTGTCAGAATTTTTGTATATTACTTATATAGTTATCTACCTGACTGTAGACAAATATACCAATATATTTGATTAGGTTAATCAAAATTTGTATATTATTAGTATAGTACTTTAAAATTAAATAAGATGATTAAAAAAATACTACATGTGTTATGGACTTTTAGCTTACAAGACTATTGGAAATGGGTTTGGTCAAAAACAGAAGTTGATGAAAAAGTTATTATAGGTGCTAAAAAAACCAAAAAAAGAACTAAAGCTGTAGTCAAGGCTATTAAAGGAAAAAAGAAATAGATGAGACAAGTATGTTTATTAATACAATGGTTGTCAAGGGGCAAAGTATGCCTGGGACACTGCCGTCAAGGTCTTTGTAAAAAAACTAAAAGTAAAATATAATGGGAGATTGGGAACTAGAGATAGCGTTTCATTGGCCACATGATAGACTAGCTTTAGGCTGGGAAATAATGAGACCCGATGAATCATATAACTATACTACAGTAAAAGCTTATTTACTTATTTGCACATTAACGTTAGATGTATCATGAAATATAAAAAAAAAGGTGGAGGACTTAATCCTCAAAAAGTAACAAGACAGAAATCAAAACTATTATGTAGAATGGCTAATGGTGGAGAATCTGCATTAGATAATATTATGCTTAGTTCAATGGAGCAAAAGATGACTAAAGGTGGAGACGCTAAAAGAGTAGTATCAAAAGCTGATAGAACTGAAAAATTACAATCTTATAAACGAGGTGGGTGGACTCACTCAGGATAATACCATATGAACATTTTAACAGACATATTAAGTTTAATAAGACAAAACAAGTTTTCTAAAGTTGCTGAAAGAGATGATGTTCTTGTACTAGGTAAATGGAATGAACAACCTGATATGACTGGTGTTGCATCTCCTATACCGTATAAGTCTGTTAAGCTTATTAAAATAAAAGACTTCAAAGTAGAAGGAACTAAATGTGATTATAAAAATACACCGGAAAAACCTTCTGGTGATATTGCTACTATATATCAGAAGACAGAGACTGATCCAATAACAGGAGAGTGTACTGTATATTTCCGTACATTAAAGTCTTTGAGTACAAATTTAACCTTAGCTCAGTCAGCTGATAATGATTATGTAGAAATAGATACATCAGGAGAACCCAACTTAGCAGCTAATGTAGGTACAGGTTTTGGATTATGGAAAAATAAAGTTGGTGAGACACTCAATTTTAAATCTATAATAGCTGGAGATAACATTACTATAGCAGAATCACCTGATCAAATTACTATTAATGCTACAAGCTCAGGCGGTGTAACCTATACTTTTTCAAGTTCACCACAATCAACAGGTGGGCCTCAACATGTAAATCTAAATCTTGATGGTTCAGACGGGTCATTAAATAATGTAAAGCTTTTTGCAGGATCTAATGTATCAATAACAGATAATGGTTCAAATGAAGTAACAATTTCATCTAGCGGTGGTATGACTTCCTTCAATGTATATGATGAGAACCCAGGTGGAGCAGGTCCAGGTTTTGCTGTAAGTCAATCAGATAACGTTTTAATGTGGGGACGCAATGGTATAGAAACAATAACCGGTGTTCCTTTAGGATCAACAGCCAATCCTAAGTCAATTGCTATGGGATTATCTCATTACTATGAGGCATATGTATCTCAAGTAACTCAGCTAGGTAACGATGCACCTACAGAGAATGTCATTTATAATGATACAGGAAGAACTTTATCATGGTCAAGACCTACCGTTGGACGCTACACTGCAACTTGGTCAACATCAGTTGATCCAAGTAAAGTAACTATAAACATTGCACAAGTATTTAAAAATCATCCAAACATAGCTAATATTATTGGTGTAACTGGAAATGGTTTTACTATCACTACTAATTCAGCTGAAAACTCAGCTATAGCTGATGATAGTATTTTATTTGATACACCATTAGAAATAAGAATATACCCTTAAATTAAAGAGATGAGTGATAAAAAACCTAAAAAGAAATTTAAAGATACTAAAGTAGGACAGTTCCTTACAAAGAAAGTTCCTAGTATACTTGGTCTTGCCGGGGAGTTACTTCCTGATGCAGGTGTTTTAGGTATGGTTAAATCTTTAATAGAAAAAGAACCAGCTTTATCACCAATAGATAAAGAGCATGCATTGAAACTACTTGAACAAGATATGGTTGAAATGCAAGAAGTAAGTAAGCGTTGGGTCAGTGACATGAGTTCTGATTCTTGGCTAAGTAAAAATACAAGACCAATGACTTTGATATTTTTAACTATATCAATGGTAATATTTATGCTATTAGACAGTTCTGATATTGAATTTAAAGTAGACTCAGTGTGGGTTGACTTATTAAAGTCATTATTAATAACAGTTTATGTAGCATACTTTGGCTCAAGGGGAGCTGAGAAATTTAAAGCAATTAGTAACAAAAATTAAAAAATAGAAATTATGCCAAAAAATATGACAGATGCTGGAATAAGCTACAAAAACGGTGGCTCTTCAAAAAAAGGTGGACAAGCATTATTTAATGCTTTAAAAGCTAAAGGCTATAAACAAAAAGGTGGTGAAGAAACACCAGCTAAAGCAAGAATGACTTCATATGCTGAAGGTGGAGGACTTATGGGTTATGCAAAAAGAGGTGGCTGTGTTTTATCAGGAATGAATAAAAAAAGAAAATAATCATGGCAAAAAAGATATCATTCCCAGAGGGAAACGGAAAAGTAGAAAATGGATATTATGATCCAACATCTATACCAGCAAGAATTCAAGCTAAAAAAAATGCAACTGCTACGGCAACGAGAATGCGTTTAGCGGCACAAGGTGTTGAAATAAAAAGATCATCTACAAAAGCTTCTGAACCAGTTCAATCAGCTGCATTTAAAAACGGCTATAGAAAAGGAAAAAAATAAATTAAATACTATGGCAATATTAACAGCACAACAGATAAGTCAATCAGGCTTACAACCTACATCAGTCATACCTGACCCTAAAGGAGATACTTTAGCAAATACAGGTAAAGAATTTTTTTATGTGCAAAATAATAGTGGGGACACAATTACTGCAACAGTTATACCTGTTGTAAATACAGTTATTGATCCATTACTAGGCACTTTGACAAAAGAAAATGCTATATTAGCAATAGCTAATGGTGAGACAGGATTTGTAGGTCCTTTTGAAGTTGATGCTTTTAATGATGTTGATGGTAACATAACAATAACATGTTCATTTCAGGTAGGTGTAAAACTATCTGCAGTGTACTTATAAACAAAAAACAATGGGCTCACTACTGCAAGACGTAATTGGATTATTTGCCAAGAAAAAATATGCACCAAACCCTTATGATCTTGACAAAGATGGTAAAGAGGATTTTTTAGTTCTATCAACAAAACAAGATAGTTCATTAAATGTAATGGCATACTTGCCAAAACTTGAACAAGAATTAATTTCAGTCAAGCAGTTAGCTGAAGCTATTGGCGCTGGTTCAGATACTACATATGATTATAGTAGTGAAGGAAACGCAGATGGTTCTGTTAACTTAATACTTACAGGATCAGATGCTACTATAGATATAGTAAAGCTTATTGGTGGTACAAACATCTCTTTGGTTGATGATGGCTCTAATAATGTTACTATAAATAGTACAGATCAGTTTGTTGGAACTGTTACTAGTGTAGACGCTGGTATTGTTGGAGATGCTCTCAGCATATCTGGAGTTCCAATCACTACTAGTGGTAGTATAGATTTTAGTTGGGATGGTACAGCTGCAGAATATGTAGACGGCCAAGGTAATTTACAAACTTTCCCAACAGTTGGAACTATGAACTCATGGTTTGTAGGAGGAGATGGTGGTTTTGAAGTTCTAGATCAAGACAGTGTATTGTTTTTAGGCTCAGATAAAATTACAGTATATCCTATTTTTAATAGTCAATCAGTAAAATTTGAACATAAAGACACAGTTAGAACTGATAATATAATTCCTTTAACTCCAGCATTTGGTGATACATTTACTGTAGTAAGTAAAATAACTCAGGATCAAACCGGTCACCCTACTGAATTAGAAATTAGTGAAATTACTTTACCAACTCCAGCAGCTGCAGCTAACACTACATATGATTTAAGTGGTCAGCAAAGCAACATTGATGATTATACTATACGTTTACTTGGATCAGATGGATCACTAGATAAAGTAGTTCTTGAAGCTGGTAACAATATTACATTAACAGATCAAGGTAATGATAGAGTAGAAATAAGTTCATTAGATTCTAATACAACATATGTTCTTAACGGTCAGCAGTCTGGTGGTACAAACTATGCAGTAAATTTAGAAGATCAAACTGGAGCTCTTAGCACGTTATTTTTAAATGCAGGAACTAATATAACATTAACACAAACTGGTAATGGTGTAACTATAGATGCTTCTGGAGGTTCTGGTTCAGTTACTAGTGTAGGTTTAACAGCACCCCCTGCATTCACTGTTTCAGGATCACCTGTAATAAACTCAGGAACTTTAGCATTAGCAGGAGCAGGTACCGCACAAGAATATATAGATGGTACTGGGTCTTTACAAACATTCCCTACTATTCCAAGTGTACCAGCAAATATAGTTGAGACAGTAGATACACAAAATAGTACATACATTGATATGACACCAACAGGTGCTGTAGATGGAGATGTTGTTGTAACAGCAGAATTATCAGCAGTAGATGGGGTAGATACTTCAGGTAAATTCTTAAGTAAAGATAATGTATGGTCAGCAATTCCAGGAGGAAACCAAGGAACTGTAACTGATTTTAATTGTGATGTAACGCCAGGAATAGCAGATGCAATAGTACCTTCTGTAGCAAATTCAACTACAACACCTTTCTTAACTTTAGATTTTCAAGGTGTGCCAGCTCAATATGTTAGAGGTGATGGTGTTTTAGAAACATTCCCTACTATTCCTGCAGCAGTACCAGTGATGACATCTACGGTAACTGGAACAGGTAAACTATGGGATGATATAGTACAGCTTGAACCTGCTGAATCAGTAACTACAGTTAAAGATAGAACATATGGTGTGCAGTTTAATTCAAACTCACAACTAGTTGTAAATGTACCATGGTCAAATGCTGGAGGTACCATGTCTAGTTGGACAATTAAAGATGGTACTGGGTTAGGACCAGTATTAGATCAAACAGAAGTTCAGTTTGTAGGTTCAGATAAAATTACTACACTATTAACTAATAATGGAGGAAACTATATATTAGGTATTGATCATGACGATACAACAAGAACAGATACAACATCTACGGATGCTCCTGCTGCAGGCGGTACATTTACAGTAATAGATTCTATTACACAAGATGCAACAGGTCACCCTACAGCAGTAAATGTTAAAACAGTTACTTTACCTTCCGCAGTATCTGTACCAACAATGACATCAACTGTCCTTGGTATTGGTAAACTATTTAGTGATGTTGTACAAGCACAAGCAGCACAAGCAGTTTCAAATGTAGAAAAAAGAACTTATGGAATTCAATTTAATGCTAGTAATCAATTAGTTGTTAATGTACCGTGGGAAAACTCATCTTCAGGATGGACATTAACAGGTGATATTGGAACAGGGCAAGTTGTTGCTGATGGAGATACAGCTTTATTAGCAGGTGGTGTAGGAATTGCAACAAGCACTGTTGCTACAGATAAACTAACTATAGATTTAGAAAACACATCTGTTACTCCAGGGGTTTATACAAATGCTAATATTGAAGTTGATGCTCAAGGTAGACTTACTGCAGCATCAAACGGTACAGGTGGTAGTGGAGTAGACTATACATCTTATGTTGCACGTTTTAGTCACCCTAAAGGAGGTTCAATTGCAGTTGATGTATTATCAAATAATACAGGATGTGACTTTAGCTGGGGAGGAGGAACAGCATTATATAAAATTAATATACATGCACAAGGAGACCCAAATACAAGATGCGGTAATGGTAAACGTGTGTGGGTTATGGCAAATGGTAGATCAGAAATAGTAGAAGGTACACGTCCTGCAGAAATCTTTTTTAGAGAGTGGGAAGTAACACCTACTGAAAACTTAGTTTGGTTAGATTTTCTAGAACAAGATTTTACAGGTACTACTAAAGGAATATTCCAAGGTAATATAGAAATAAGATTATACCAAACAAGAGAATTGGTCTAAATAAAAAATAAACAATAAAATAAAAAACAATGAGTGTTTATATACAAGAGGTCTTAGGACTATTAAAAAGGAATAAAAAGAAAAAGAAGCTAGACAAAATGAGAGATCATTTTGAATTTGGTAAGCTTTATCAGAACAGTAGTTTAAATACTGGTGCTGTTTATAATCCTAAGATGGAACCTTTTGTTGTAAAGTGGGGAGATCTTGTTTGTGAAGCTACAGAAAATTTAACTAGAACAAAACCAGGTGAAGGTAAACTTGGTTTTGTTCCTGTTTATACTACACCTGAAGGGTCATGTGCATGGGATACCTTAATGGATTCTATCATAACTCAAAATGCTATAGGTGATACTATTAATATAGCAGGTGATTTATATGTTGAAGGTACTATAACAACTCCAACACTAACAGAAGACCGTATAGTTATAGTTGGTCCTGGAGGTGTATTAGAAGATGATGCTAATTTCACAATGGATGGGATTACATTTACTGCTTTAGTAAATGTACAGCATGGTAGTTCAACTCTTGCACCAGTACCTCCTACAACTACAACATTCAACTCTAATATTGTACTTAGTGGGCCAGTAATTGATTCACAAGGAAATCTAGGTCAATTATCTCAAGTACTTGTAGGTTTAGCTGACGGAAGAGTAATATGGTCAGATGATGATGTTGTAGAAGCCTTAACTTACGGAAGCCTATGGCAAGGAAATGTAAACAATTTAAAACAAGAGTTACCTATTGGAACAGCAGATCAGATTCTTATCTCTGATGGAGTAACATTCTCTTGGGAAGATAATCCTGCAGCAATTGTAGGAGAACAATGTGAAATTTATAGAATACCATTATGGACACCTAACTCTAATACATTAGGTTGTTCTTTATTAATACAAGATGGTGATTCAACAACTCCAGCAAGTAGAGTTATTAATGATGGTGAACTACAGCAAACTAAAAGTATATTTTTAGATGATGTAAATCAAGATGATACACTTACACAAGTTCTAGTAAGAGATCCTGCACAACAGAATGTAGTTAGATGGAGAGATGCACTTAGTATTGTACCTGAATTAGGTTGGGATTTAATAGATCCAAGCTTAGGTATAGCAAACTGGGATGTAGATAAGTATAATGGTTACATGGAAGTTACTAATCCAACTGCTTTTAGAGCAATTAGACCAAATAATCTTTTGAATGCAGATGAAGGTTATTTTGTTTTTGTTGCAGATAGTCCTAATATACCTTTAGACTATTTACTATTTACCGGTGTTAATGGAGGAACCACACAGACTGTAAGAACAACTTGGTCTGGTGACGCTGCTAGCGGTTTTCCTTATGTACCAACTAATCAATCTGGTGGATTTTGGTTACAAGGTGTAGCTGTAAAATTTCATTACATTTTACGTATAGATGCAGCGGGTAATCAAATTATATGGTGGGATGCTTGTTGTGAAATACAACCTCTTAATCAATGCCCTATTGTACAAAATACTTCTATTAGTTTAGTAGAAGATACAACTTTAACAGGTCAAACTTTAACAGCTTCAGATCCTGATGGTGATCCATTAACTTGGAGTATTGTAACTGCACCTCCAGCATCACATGGAACAGTCAACTTAAACTCAGCAACTGGTGTTTATGACTTTGTTCCTGCTGTAAACTTTTGTGGAACTGGAACATTTACATGGAAAGTTACTGATGGTTCATGTGAAAAAGAAGCAACAACAACATACAATATAAGTTGTGTTTGTGAT